ATCAGTAGCAATAAATAAACAGGAGAAACAAAATGGCGAAGTATAATAAACTTGATGCAGTAGGCTCAGACGAACCTAAGATTACATTTTCAACGGTTGTTGAAACACTAGCACCTACCCCCGAAGATAAAAATAAAGGTAGGTCACTCCAAGGTCGTCCGACATACATGGAAGATGCTATCGGTGAACGTTTGGCGACTGAAGGACTTGCTGCCAAGACTGATGAAGGTTGGGTACGCGGATATAAGTGGCACATTTTTTACGGGGTGTAATAAATGGCGCTGGTATTTGATCCTGCGTCTCCGTCGTTCAACGCATACGCAAGCGTGGCTCAGGCCGACGCATACCACGCAACACGTTTGCACAACACTACATGGACTGGCGCTACAACAGGTACTAAAGAATCAGCGATTATTTGGGCGACTCGCAACTTCGAGGTTTTGGATTGGAAGGGCTGGATGACTAATCCTGCACAGAATCTTCAATGGCCTAGAACCGGAGTATTTCGTAATGGTGGAGAGATTTTTGACGCTTCTGAAGCTGCGCTGTACTATAATATTCTTTTCGATGGCGCAACAATCCCAACCTTTTTACGTGATGCAACTGCTGAAGCAGCGATGTGGTTGATTGCAAGTGACGTGACAGCAGCAACGGGTACCGAGGGGTTTAAAGCTATTGCTGTAGATACCGTAAAACTTGAAATTGATAAAGCAGATCGTCCTAAATGGATACATGATTCGGTACGTAATATGATCTGGAGATATATACGTAACTCTAATCCGTACATGTGTCCAGTACAGAGAGTCTAAAATGGGTCTCAGAACCACCATAGCATCTGCGGTAGCTTCAGCTTTCACAGCCCTAGGCGACATCCCCCAGTCAGCCACCTATCGCCGTACAACAACCGTCTACGACCCTACGACTGGTAACAACACGTCTACGAATTCCGATACAACGGTAACAGGCATCTTCACACGTTTCAGCGAACAAGAACTTGGTCGCAGCGCATATTTACAAATAACTGATGTCAAGATGATCCTGCAACAGTCGTCGCTGGCTATCACACCTAGTCTACAACTGGATACCATTATCAACGGTGGAAATACTTACAACATCGTCAACTTTAATCCTGACCCTGCTGGCGCGACTTATGTGTTTCAGTTGAGAGCTCCGTGATGTATGATCTCCTTCAAAGTCAATCCAGAATCGCTAAAAAATCTTGAGCGTGCGATAGCCAAGAAAGTTGCTGAGGTTACGGCAAACGCGGCTAGTGTTGCTTATAATACGGCGATTAGTTATGATGGTCCCCGATGGAGCGGCACATTTGCCGCCAGCTGGCAAATATCTGTAGGACACGCAGGTACTCATGTATTAGAGCATCCCACAGTAATGTTTGGTAAACCTGATGTCACACATCCTGATCCAACCGTACAGATTCAAGAACCTGTTTACGGCAATCCATTCACTCCAATATATGTAAGCAATACAGCGCATCACGCCTATCAGGTAGAGTATGAAGGTACTAAAACTCATCCTGATAGTGGCTGGCATATTGCATTACATTCTAAAAACCAGACTTTGCAGAAGATGAGGTTGTTTTAATTATCGTCGTATATTAAAACCCCATATGGGTTAGCCTCAGTCCAAGCATTGAGAAATGCTTTAGTATCACCTGTATAAACAACCAAAAACTTTCTATCAGGCATCGCCGCAATCATCTCTCGAATAAATGTTGATTTGCCACAAGGTACAGGTGATTTTCCCATATTAATTACTATTGCCATTTTAATCTCCTTTAAACAACTACGGTTATACAGCATTAAAAAACAGACTTTGCAGAAGATGCGGTTGTTTTAGAGAACTTCAAATTTATCAGTATTTCTAACTTGACCATCAGTTTTATTTGAAAATACCATCGTCCTATGATAAAGATATATCCCGTTTGATATACTTTTTACTGTGACAATATCACCGTTCTCAGTTCGTACCCGATCACCAATTTCAATATCCCTGCCTAATGTAATCATTCCTACCCCTCCTCTAAAGAACCCACATTATACACCAATAAATACAAATAACAAGTCTTGACATTCAAGCCATTTTGTGATACACACAGTCATGGCTACTTCCGCGATTAACATTGCTATTGAGAATTTGTTTAAAGTTGGTTGGGGAGCCACAACTGGTGTTAAGTACGACAATGTACCGTTTACAGTACCTGCTGTGTCTTGGGTGAGTATTGAAGTCTGGGACGGATTGTCCAAGAAAGCCTCACTAGGCTCAGGCGCACAGTTAAGACGTTCGACAGGTACGGTGTTTATAAACATTTATACACCGTTGAACAAAGGTAGCAAAGCGGCACGAGATTTAGCAGATTTGGTTATACCGATTTTTAGAGATAAGCAAGTGTCAGGAATAACTTTTGAAGAGCCTGATGTTCGCAGAGTTGGTGAGCAATATTTTAGTATCAATGGGGTTCAGAGTACGACGCAATGGTATCAACTGGTTGTCTCGATTCCTTATTTTCATGATGTTGTAGTTTAATTTTAAAGGAGTGTAATCATGGCTTTAGCCCAAGGTAATGTAACAAAAACTAAATATGTAGTTGAGGTAACGCCGGGTACTACTCCTGCCGCAGCTTTGACTATTCTACCAGTCAAGACTTCAAATATCAATGCGTCTAAGACTACTGTAACCAGTCAAGAAATCCGCAGTGATCGTGCAACCGCCGATCTGATTTTGGCGATTGGTTCAAGTGCTGGCGATATTGGCTTTGAGCTCAGTTTCACAGACTATACTGATTTCTTGGAGTCGGCATTGGGGGGTACTAAATCTACACTGGTTGCATTGGTGGCTACGGATATTTCTGCGGCATCTGCTGACAATAGTTACAACTCTGTTGCAGCGGCTTTTAGCACCGCGAACATATCAGTTGGAATGTGGATCAAGGTTAAAGGCTTTGCTACAGCCGCAAACAACGGTATTTCAAAAGTTGTGTCGATAACAACTTCCAAGATTGTTGTTAGTCACAAGACGCTTGTTAATGAAGCCATTGGTCCGTCAGTAACTGTAAATTCTCAGTCAATCCGCAATGGTGCTGTGAAGAAAACATTTACGATTGAAAAAGAATATCCAGATTTGACGACTACTTTTAGTAATCATAAAGGTATGTTGGTAAATACGGCTACCATCAATGCTTCGAGCGGTGCGATTGTTGAAGGTACTTTCGGATTCATTGGGCGTGATAGTAACTGGACTACTACTACTGTTGGTACTGGTGCTGATATAACGCCTGCTGCTACGCCGATAATGAGTGCAACAGCTAATGCAGGTAGTGTATTTATTGACGGAGTTTTACTTTCTGGCACGTACGCTAAGAGCATTAACCTCAGCCTTAACAACAATGCCCGTGCGCTGGACGCAATTGGAAATGCTTATCCTATAGATGTCAATTTAGGAAGTCTAAACGCTTCGGTAGCTTTGCAATTATTCTTCAATTCTTCTACAGAAATAGCGAAATTCTTAGCCGGTACTGCGATTTCGCTGTCATGGAGTTTCTTTGACTCTGCTGGGAATTACATAGTTGTAGATTTGCCTTGGGCTAAATACTCCACAGCCACAGTATCAGCCGCCAGCCTTAACAGCGACACTATGTCCGATCTTAATCTGACTGCTCTATTGTCACCAACTCTAGGATACATGATACAAATCTCGATCCTCCCAGCGTGAGTAGTATTTAAATTTATTTTAGACCCTCTTCGGGGGGTCTTTTATTTTGTGCTATAATGTTGTCATGCTTAATAAATCAAAAACAGAAATTTTTATTACCAAGGGTATTAAAAAGCACGGTAATTGTTATGACTACTCTAAAGTAAATTATATTGACGCAGAGACACCCGTTACTATAATTTGCAAAGAGCATGGTGAGTTCTTACAGAAACCTAAGAATCATATTAGAGGGTTCAGATGTAGGAAGTGTGCGAATACTGTACGCCCGAGATCGTCAACAGAAGAATTTATAGGTAAATCAATTTCTAAATTTAAAACCAAGTATAGTTATATCAATACTCACTATACCACACATAGAGATGAAATTATCATTACATGTAAAAAGCATGGAGACTTTAAAATAACTCCAAGAAATCATTTATCATCTGCTCATGGAGGTTGTAAAGAATGCGCAAATGATATAACAACTAGTAGCACCAGAGATACCAGTATAACATTTGCTATCAAAGCCAACAAATTATACCAAGGTGTTTACGATTATTCTAAAGTTAAATATGTAAATTCGCTAATTAAAGTTGAAATCATTTGTCGTATTCACGGACCATTTATGCAACCACCGAATTCTCATTTAGCTGGGCATGGTTGCCCCTATTGTAAGGGGGTTGGTAGAAAAACAACAGAACAATTTATCAAAGATTCAAATTATCTTTTTAAGAATATTTATGATTACAGTAAAACACTAGTAATTGGTGTAAATAAAAAAGTAACTATAATCTGCGCAGAACATGGAGATTTTTATAAAACGCCCATTAAACATTTAGCTGGTCAAGGATGCCCACATTGCGCAAAATCTGGCTATAAAGTGAATCTACCCGCCACATTTTACCTTATAAAACTACCAAATTCAGTTTTAGGTTTTGGTATAAGTAATAGCTTTGACGACAGGTACAGAACCCATCGAAAGAATTTCAAAAAACACAAAACCAATCACGAACTCCTCCAAACCTTCAATTGCACCGGCCACCAAGCCCTAGCAATAGAAACCCATCTAAAACAAACCTACGAAATCATAGACACAGGAATAGAAGGATTCCGTAAAGAAGCTACAGAAATCAAACACTTACCAGACATACTAAAATATATAAAGAAACTCCTTGACACCATATAATTATAATGGTATAAGAATGCTGCAACACATCATTAACTAATTAAGGAGTTTCAACAAATGGAATTGAACGAGATCGCAATTGAAAACACATGTGTAACTGGTGCTAAAGTAGAAGTTTCTAAAGGCTTTGTAATCACTGTAGCACATGCAGAAAATGACAAGTTCACAAAAGAATTTCAACGGGTATCAAAACCATATCTGCACCAAATCCGCAACGGTACGCTGGATAAAGAACTGCAAGATAAGCTGTGGGTAGGCGCGTATGTAGGCACAGTGCTGCTTGATTGGGACGGCCTGACACTCAATGGTGAACCTGTACCATTTGTCAAGGCTAAGGTTGTAGAGATTCTGCTTGACAAGCGTTATCAACAATTGCGTAAAGATATTGAAGCCCTTGCCGGTAACTATGAAACTTTCCGTAAGGAGTTGGTTACATCCGTTGTGGGGGAATAACAGAGCAATTGCGCTGGGGTATAAAGTATTCTGAGACATACGCGACCGCTTGTGAAGCCTACGAAGCGTTTAAGGATCAACCAGATTACCCAGTACCCAAGGCAATTGCTGAAAAGCCTGAACTCAGTTTCATAGATATTTATTATCTTAACGAGTTTCATACCCTCGGCACAGAACGTGTAAACGCCATGTCCGAGGGGGCTATACCAGTTACACGGATTAGAGAACGCGCATTGCAGATCGGTGACGACGACATTGAGATGTTTGAAGAAATCATCTTGAAAGTTGATAGAGCTTATTTGACGATGCGTTATGAAGAATCTGAAAAGAAATCTAAAGCGAAAGGAAACAAATAATGTCAGAAGTAATTGAAAAAACAAAACGTAATAAATACCCTTGGGGCACTTTGGTAAATGTCGGTGATAGTTTTATGCTGACTGAAGCCGATGGAGCCGGTCTTAAATTTGCTCGACAGCTTGTGTTTGCGCGTAATGCCACTGAGACTAAGAATGGTCGTGAGGCTAGGTTTAAGTGTGAGAAAGTTGAAGGTGGGATGAAAGTGGTTAAGGTTTCTTAAACATTATACACTCCTTCTAAACCCGCCTTAAAAGCGGGTTTTTATTTGTCTTAAATAGTTGTTAGTCAATAGTCTGACAATCAAAGTTTATACCATATACATATGGGCGAGGTAGAACGTCGGCGCGTTTTTCCAATGACCTGAGTACAGCCGATCTTGCTGCTTCTGGTAGACTAGTCATGATTTTCTTATAGCGAAACATCCCAAGTGAACAGAATGATGCAGGTAACATTTTTGTGGTTTCTGTAAAACCATGCTTGCATTCAGTCCTAATATTATGATTGAAAGGCATGATGAAGAAGTGTTCAAAAGTCTCATTGTCCAACTGAACAAAATAGGGGACGCGCAACACTGGTATGTCGGCAGACCACATTGTTTTATCCTTCAATTCATCGCGGTAGATGACATTAGCATCCCTAAAATGTGAATCGCCATCAAACTCAACCACAAATGTTTTATCGCCTTCGATAGTCACTTTAGCATCATATTTCATGCGGGTTCCTACGACGGGGAACTGCTGTATGACGTTTTCAGCACCCGCCCAAATAACCATAAGCCGTAACAGTTTTTCTTCGGTCAGATAACCATCAACCACAACTGTATCTGTATCAGCTTCATATTTAAACCCATTTAAAGTGTTCATGTAAGTTCTCCGTTGTTAGCAAAATGCTGACAGTATTCTATTGTAAAAGAAGTTGAATGTCAAGTAATATTTTGTTGCAAGTTGTTATTTTTTGTGCTATAAGCGGGTTAATCGGCTATCAGGTTAATCAGACATGGCGAATGAAAACACTTTACCAGTTTCAATAGTTTTTGACCCTTCCAAAGCAGAAGCACAAATGCGTGATTTTACACGCACTGCTGAATCTATTTTCGCCGCGTCTGAAGCTCGTAAAGCACAACAAACAACCGAAGGTGTCAATAAAGCCAAGCAAGTTAAAACTGAGCATCAGGATTGGTATAAACGATCTCTTGGTGAGCAAGATCAGTTTGAAAAGATGCTGCGCCAAGCACATGTTGAAAATCTTAAACGTGACTTGCAGTTTGAAAAAGCTTTGCGTCAAGCACATCTGGAAGATATTAAGAGGATGCAAGCAAAAGCTATTAGCCCGTTGACATCTCTCGGATTGAAAACACTGGATGAAGACCGCGACAGATTGTTAAAGATTCGCAGTGTGATGGATTTGGTGACAAAAGAATTCGCTGCCGGTAATCGTAGTGCTGAAGAGTTTGTACAGACTATGCGAAAGTTAAAATCGCTAGAAAACGTACAACTGTTTGGTGACTCCAGAGCGAGGGGAGAAGTTCATAGATTCTTAGCCAAGACTGCATCACTTACATTTGAATTGACTGGTGCGTTTTATGGTCTTGTGACGGCCATGAGTATTGTCGGAGCTGGTGCCATCTTTGGTGTTAAATTCCAAAAAGATGTTGAAGTAGCCCAAATGGGTATGACTGGAATTATCACGTCAATGGGGCTGAT